TCAAATGAAATACGAAACTATCTCCCAACTACTCCGACAACTGAAGTCGGCAGACATATCCGAATCAATCCTCAAAGACATAGAGACCATTGAGCAGCTACACTTGCGCTTTGCCTACCACGATGCCTTGCTTCGTGTTCCCTTTGAGCAATGGTATGAAGCAACATTCAAAACAGAAACAAAATGAAAATTATAGAACTACTTGACGGAAGCACTTGGGATATGGAGACAGTCCTTGAGAAGATGCACGATGATGACTTTTACTACGGAGTGTTGGGCAAGAACGCTCTATCCTCCTCTGCTTGCAAGCTGCTGCTGACATCACCCAAGACGTATCACTACGTCACGAAGTATGGCAGCGAGGACTCCGATGCGTTTGCGGTAGGCAGACTCGTTCACCTTATGACTTTAGAGCCGCACAAAGTAGCGGACTACGAGGTGATTGAGGTGCAGAGCAAGAATGCAAAGGCGTGGCAGGACGCAAAGGGCAAGCGTAACTTATGCACCCGTAAGGAGTACAATGAGGCGCAACGCATCTCTGATGCGCTCCTGCGCAATGAGAACGTGCTTGGGCTTATCACAGGCTGCGAGTTTGAAGTACCAAAAATTGGTATGATTGGCGGCCTGCCCTTTAGGGCGAAGGCTGACATCTATGCTGATGGATTCTTGGCTGACTTGAAAACAACAACCGACCTACGAGCATTCCCTTACTCTGCCAAAAAGTACGGCTACGATGTACAAGCATTTATCTACACCCGACTATTCGGAGTGCCGATTGATAAGTTCTTCTTCATCGCTATTGACAAGGCAAGCCTTGACATAGGCATCTACTCTGTAAGCCCCGAGTTCGTGGCAGAGGGAGAACGCAAGACTTTAGAGGCTATTGAAATGTACAAGCAGTTCTTCATCTTGGGTGAGGACTTGGATTCGTACACAGTTGTAGGCACGTTATGACCGACATCACCAAATGCACAGGAGAGGGCTGCGCCCTCAAAGAAACCTGCTACCGCTTTACCGCCTCAACGGGAATGTATCAATCGTTTTTCTTTGGAGTACCAATCAAGAACGGCAAGTGCGAAATGTATTGGGGTGAAGCCTCACAATCAACATACGACCAACTAAAAGAAATCTTTAAAACCAACGAGAAATGAAACAGACAGCAGTAGAATTTTTGATGGGTAAATTGTTTGACCCGTCAACAATGGTATCCGAACAAATACAATGGTTTGAACAAGCCAAAGCAATGGAGAAAGAGCAGATGATTGACTTCGCTTTCAAGTACGGAGACTTGACCACCCGTGAGATTGCAGATTCTTTTGATAAAGAATACAAAACCAACGAGAAATGAGAGACCAATTTATGAGGATAGCGATGGCGCAGCTCCGTAGCACCTACCCCTTCAAGCCCCAACGTAGAGCAGTAGCTGCTCGGATGTGGGTAAAGTATTTAGACCGCAAAGCGATGGCGCAATGGCTCAAAGACCAAGAGGCGAGCGTATGATTAGACCCTTTGTGCTTGCCTTCCACAAGCAGAACTCGGGTGTATCACACCACAGGACATTTGCACCCTTGATATGCCACAAGGATGCCGATGTCTTTTTCATTGAGAAGATTACCGACATAGACCCCGAAATGTGGCCTAAAGTCACTCACATCTTTGCAAGCCGTGCATTCCCTGTTGAGCCGTTTGATGACTTCGTAAAGCTCTGCCGTAAGGAAGGCATCAAGTTAATCGTTGATAACGATGATTGGTGGGTGCTGCCTCCTACGCACCCCTTGCAAGGCTTGTACGTTGAACAGATGAGAACTCGCATCGTGCGCTCTATGAAAGCAGCAGATGAGGTATGGGTGACAAACAAGCACCTTGCCTCAAAGGTCAAGAAGTACAATACCAACATCCGAATCATCCCCAATGCAATCAGCGTAGCAACGTGGCAGGTAGAGAGAGAGCCAAGCGAAGAAGTGCGCTTCGGGTATATAGGGGGCAACCACCACGCATTAGACGTAAAGGAATCCACAATCAACCTTGAGGGCTATCAAGGCTATGTCGCAGAGGTAGATGGCTACCCCGATATTATGAGGGCAAGCTACAAGCTGCCCACGATGCCACCAACACACTACCACAAGCTCTACGAGTTCTTTGACGTTAGCCTTGTGCCGTTAAGCACTTCCGAGTTTGCCAAGTGCAAGTCGCACCTAAAGATGCTTGAGGCAGGGTTCAGCAAGTGCGCATTGATAGTGAGCAACACGCAACCTTATTCACCCTACATCACAAAGGATAACTGCATTGCTATCAAGCACCCAAGCGAATGGGCAGGAGCAATCAAGAGGCTAAAAGAAAACCCCAACCAAGTGGCTGACCTAACGGAATCGTTATACGAGTATGTGCAGGACTTTACGATGGATAAGATAAACGAACTACGATGCTTTACATAGTTACGCCCTGCTCACGCCCTCATAACCTTGTTAGGCTAAAACAACACATCCCTGCCTATGCAACGTGGGTGGTGATGATAGACGCAAATTGCGACTTCAAGGGAGCAACAGGCGCAAACATAACCCACTACTCTACACGCACGGGAGATATGGGCAACCCACTACGCAATGAGTTCCTTGAATTGTATGCTGACTCCTTTACCAAAGAGGATTGGGTTTACTATTTGGATGATGACAATATCTTGCACCCAAAGTTCCTTGAGGAGTGGAACAACCTAAACGGACTTGATTGCTCAATCGTAACGTGGGGGCAAATAGGTAGGCTACGCCCTACCGACCAACCACAAGTCGGCAACATAGATACTGCGTGTTATATGTTCAAACCCTATGACCTGCCCAACCTACGCTTTGAAAATGTGTATGAGGCCGATGGCATCTTTGCAGCACAAGCCGCAAGGCTCGGCACACTTATCTGCGTAGAGCAGTACCTTTGTTATTACAACGCACTAAAATGAAAACGAGCAAACAAATAGACGGGTGGTTCAACCACCAAGCAGCATACGACTACCTCCTTGCCAATATGCCCGAAGACGGCACGTTCGTAGAACTCGGTGCTTGGCTCGGTAAGTCATCAGCCTACCTATGCGACAAAGCAACATCCCAACAAATCACAATCGTTGACACTTGGAAGGGTTCGCCAAACGAACTCACGACCACACATAAACTTGCAACGGAACAGAATATCTACAATCTCTTTGTGGAGAATATGGGAGACCGCAAGTACAAGGCAATCAAAGCAACATCCAAAGTAGCATCAAAGAAGTTTGCCAACGAATCCCTTGACGTGGTATTCATAGACCTTACCCACACCTATGAGGCAGTAAAAGAGGATATCAAGCTATGGCTACCCAAAGTCAAGAAGGGAGGCTACATCGCAGGAGATGACTACCACGAGAATTGGAAGGGTGTAATCCAAGCCGTTGATGAGCTGCTGCCACACGCTACGTTCATTGATGACTGTTGGATTTACCAAAGGTGAAGAACCACACAAAGGTCTATCTGAAAGGGATGGGCTACACCACAACTGACTTCATTCCCTGCGAGGTATGTCAAGGCCAAGCCGTAGACATACACCACATAGAATCAAGAGGAATGGGTGGAAGCAAAATTGCTGATACGATAGAAAACCTGATGGCACTATGCCGACCTTGCCACCACGAGGCTGACTTCGGAACCAAACTAAAGAAGGACTACCTTTACGAAGTTCACAATCACCACCTATCAAAAAGGGTTATTTAGATACAACCGAAAATAACGGAACTGAACGGATATGAAAGATGACAAAGGCAGGTTCATCGCAGGCAACACAGGAAGGCCAAGCGGAACACCAAACAAGACCACCAACAAAATCAGAGAGGCATTCCAAAACCTCATAGAAGCCAACCTTGAGAATATGACCCTATGGCTCACCCAAGTTGCTGCTGATGACCCAAAGGGCGCACTTGACCTGTTGAACAAGATGGCAGAGTACACGACCCCCAAACTCGCAAGGGTGGAGAACTCACACGAGGTATCGGATGAGCTAACGAAAATCAAGGTAGAGATTGTCCGAGCTAAACCTAAAGAGTAGCGAACTCTTTGAGAAGAACTACACCGCACCAACTCGGATAGTAGTCAATCAAGGCGGCAGCCGAAGCGGTAAGACCTACTCGCTTTTGCAGATGCTCATCGTGATGGCGATGGAGGATAGAGGCAAGGTGTATTCTATCGTGCGCAAGTCTCTGCCCTCTCTGAAGATGACGGCCTATCGTGACTTCTTTGAGATTCTAAATGCCAATGGTCTCTACGATGAGGCACGGCATAACAAGAGCGACTACACCTACGAGCTGAATGGTAACCTCTTTGAGTTCATCAGCCTTGACCAACCGCAGAAGAAACGAGGAGCAAGACGTGACTACCTATTCTGCAACGAGGCCAACGAGCTTACTTGGGAGGATTTCTTTCAGTTGTTGATTCGTACCACAGGCAAGATATGGGTTGACTACAACCCCTCTGATGCGTTCCATTGGATTTACGATAAGCTGCTGACTCGTGATGATGTCACCTACATCCAATCCACCTACCTTGATAACCCGTTCTTGGATGCCTCTATTGTTGAGGAGATAGAAAGGCTGCAACATACGGACAACGACTATTGGAGAATCTACGGACTCGGAGAACGTGGGATGAGCAGAGCCACCATCTTCCAATACGGGCAGGCAGAGATACCAACGGATGCCACGCTCCTATGTCACGGGATGGACTTCGGGTACACCAACGACCCAACCGCACTTGTGGCAGTTTATAAGTCGGGGGACAATCTTTATGTGGATGAGCTTATCTACCGCACGGGGATGACCAACCCCGACATCAGCAACGTACTTGCCTCACTTGGGCTTGACAGACGCACGGAGATATATGCTGACTCTGCTGAACCCAAATCTATTGAGGAGCTGCATCGTATGGGGTGGAACGTGAAACCCACGCAGAAGGGCGCAGATAGCGTCATAGTGGGTATTGACGTGCTGAAGCGGCACAAGCTATTTGTAACCCCACGAAGCAGCAACCTAATCAAGGAACTTCAGAACTACAAATGGGTAGAAGATAAGAACGGCAACCTGCTCAACAAACCGATAGACGCATTCAACCACGCCATAGATGCGCTGCGCTATGCAACGTATAACAAGTTGAGCCGCCCTAACTTTGGAAGGTATGCCATACGCTAAAACTAAAAGGTTATTTTAATAATGGAACTGAAGGTAATTGTACCCACCGCCCTATCAGAGATAACGCTTGACCAATACCAACGCTTTGCGAGGCTTGAGGGCGATGAGGAGTTCTTGACCCACAAGATGCTTGAGATATTCTGCGGAGTGCCTCTTGCCAATCTTCCGAACGTACGCATCAAAGATGTGAGCCATATCAGCAAGCACATAAGTGCTATGATAAACGAGAAGCCAAGCCTCACGCCAACCTTCACGATGGGCGATGTGAAGTACGGGTTCATCCCCGAGCTTGACAATATCACCTATGGTGAGTTCGTTGACCTTGACGGCTACCTACAAGACGTGCAAGACCTGCACAAAGCGATGGCAGTTTTGTATCGCCCTATCACAAGCGAGGTCAAGCATCGGTATCTGATAGAGCCATACGAGGGCGCAGGCAAGTACTCGGAGCAGATGAAGCAAGCCCCGATGAGTGTTGCTATGGGCGCAACGCTTTTTTTTTGGCATTTAGGGAACGAGTTACTGCAAGCTATGCTGACCTCTTTGGAGGCGAAGAATCAAACGAATACTCCAAGCAAGG